TATTGTCATGCCGCACTCTCTTTGAGCTTCTGCGAAGTGATTATAAGAAACTTGTATCAGAGCAATTATCAATAATTATGGATAATGCAGATTGGATACTTGCTCAAGATATTGTATATCACATTAGCAAAGCAGATGATATCGATAGAGGGTTAAAGGACTTCGTAATGCAAAAGGCACAGTCAAGCAGCCATTTTGTAGTGCGGGAAATGGCCCATAAAGTTTTAGATGAGAGGTAAAATAAGCATCCTCTTATCCCATCAGTTCGGAGGAAAGTTAAGGTATTTTCGCAACAATAAGACCCACGAAATCTATAAAATAAGGCTACGCATTATCAATAAATGTGGTAGCCAAATTACAAATTAAAATTTCGCTGTTTGTTTATATCGCGGAAAATAGCAAGGCACCCTGCGTCATAAATAGCGCAGAGTGCCTTGCTCGTTTTTACCCTTATTCATCCACATCCACCGTCACTCCTGATTTAAATTCCACAGTGAATTTATCCTCGAAGATGGTGACTTTTTCAATCAGCCGTCGTACAAGTGATCTTCTGTTTGCACACGCTTTTTCACATCCTCCAAAAGGTCATCCGCAAAGCCGAGTTCAATGGCTTTGTTTGCGTTGAGCCATGTTTCCGCATCCATGAAGTGGGATAGCTTTGTTCGTGACTGCCCGGTCTTTATTTCGTAGGCATTGATAATACTCTCCTTGACCTCCGATAACATGGAAATGGCTTTCTGCATTTCCTCACTGTCGCCGATTGCTATGGTCAACGGATTATGCACCATCATCAAAGCAGTGGGAGCCATGAGCACGGTCGTTCCCGCCATAGCAATGACGGAAGGACGACTTTTCAAGGTCGGCGAGCATATGAGGTGGCACACGAAAAATGCGGGCAATCTCATTTATCTGAAACTTTCGTGTTTCCAGAAATTGCGCTTGTTCCGGCGATATGCCTATCCTTCATACCTTCCTCAAGAACAGCCACACGATGCGCGTTTTGTGAGCCTTGGTAGGCGGCATTCCAGCTTTCCTTGACCTTCCCAGGGTCTTTGATTGTGCCTGGATGTTCAAGCACACCACCCGGCGCAGCACCGTTGGCGAAGAATTTTGCTCCGTATTCCTCGGTTGCAATCGCCAATCCCACGGCATTTTTCGCCATAGCAATCGGTGAGTAACCGACCAATCCGTCAAAGCCCAAGCCGGGGATGTGCAGGACATCGGATGGAGCAAGGTAGACCTGGCTGTCCTTTCCGAGAGAAGGTGTATCTTCACTGCTGCGCTGATACAAATAGAAAAGCCGACCGCTTGTATCACGATCGACCGTCATTTTGTTCGGCATCAGAGGATAAAGGGCGATAACCTCACCGCGGGCATTTCGGATAATCTGTGCGTAAGCATTGCCCCATAATAAAAGATGACTCATCAGCGTTTCTCGAAACGCAAATGAAGTCATCTCAGTGTTCGGCTCATCACGGAGCAATTTATATAGTGGGTGCTTTAAATTTTTCTCCTTGCCGCCAGAATCATTATATTTATACACATGGAGCGGCAAGCCCGCCAGCGTTTCAGACAGTATCCTCACACAAGAGTAGACCGCCGTCATCTGCATGGCTGTATGTTCGTTGACAGGCTTCCCGGCAGTCGTGCCACCGAAAAGAAAGCTGTAGCGGCTACCGCCAAGTGCATCCTTAGGTTTGTCACGCGCCTTAAATATTCCTTGTAGGATTCCCATAGACATCACTCTCCTTTGATAAAAACGAGCATAAGAAAAGCACCTATCGTTTTGATAGATGCCCTCTAAGCTAATTGTTATTATTGTTCTTGCAATATTTGCAAATACATATCCAAACGCTCATTTATATATCCTGCAAACAATTTTTCCATAGCGGAAAGATTGTGTTTTACATGATATTCATCAAAAGCATTGTAATACCGGGCGCGGTCAGTAAATTTGATATCAATAGGAGGAAAACCTGCTTTCATCAATTCAAAGTTAACAAGCAGACGTCCGGCTCTTCCGTTACCGTCAATGAAGGGATGGATGCCCTCAAATTCAATGTGAAAACGAGCTAATTTAGTTACAACATGCTCTGTATTCTGGGCAAAATCAGCCATTAAGTGTTCCATTTTAGGTCCTATGAGATATGGCTGTACAGGTTCATGCTGTGCCCCCATGATACGAACAGGCACACGGCGGTACACACCTCGGTCATCTTTCTTATCAGCAAGCACCAAATAATGAATCTGTTTAATGATACTCTCGCTTATCGGAACATTGTTCTTCGTAAGCTCACCGACAAATTCAAATGCCTCCTTATGACCAACGGCTTCCATATGGTCCTTCAGTGGTTTTTGGTCGATAGTGAGACCTCTGAGAACCATATCCGTTTCACGCAGTGTAAGTGTATTGCCCTCGATTGCATTAGAATTGTATGTGTATTCTACAACAAATTGTTCCCCAAGCCTCTCTACTTCACCTTCTGTAAATGGTCGTCTGTTATCCAACTCTTTCTTCTTGCGGTTTATCATATCAAACAGACTTTCTGTGGACTTATATCTTCTGTCAGCAGGTTTTACCGCATCTATAGGAATCTTCCATCCTCGTCCTTCTTGATATGCGCCCGGGATTTTGCCCTCGGAACACAGCACTCTTATTCTTCTATCTGATATGCCCCATTTTTCTGAGGCTTGCTTTACGCTCATGAACATAAAATATCCCTCCGATCCTAAGTATTATACCACATTATCGGAACAATATCAATGCTTACGGAGTAATATTCTTGCGAATATCGGAACAATAGAATCAAATAAACAAAATTCCGCGGTTATCATAAACCGATTCACTCGTATCATTGCCGTAGCGAATCGCTCTATCCAGTGCCATAATCGTTGCAACTGCACCATCAATCTTCTCTGTGGACTTTTCCTTGTCCGCTTTGATGTTTCCGGCAGGATCGGTACGAACAAAAATGTTATCCATCATCCAGCGAAGAACAGGATGTCCGCCGTGGGCGATTTTTTGCTCAAGTGTCAGCTTCATCAGTTCTTTGGTTGGCGGAGACATATCTTTAAAGCTCTGACCGAATGGTACGACTGTAAATCCGAGGTTTTCAAGATTCTGTGTCATTTGCACGGCGCCCCAGCGGTCGAAAGCAATTTCACGGATGTTGTATTTTTCGCCGAGAGTTTCGACGAACTGCTCGATGTAGCCGTAATGCACCACATTGCCTTCGGTGGTTTGCAGAAAGCCCTGCTTTTTCCAGACATCGTAGTTTACATGATCGCGCCGAACACGCAAGTCGATGTTGTCCTTCGGTATCCAGAAATATGGCAGGACACAATATTTATCATCCTCATCGGCAGGAGGAAACACCAGTACAAAGGCGGTAATATCGGTGGAGGAAGAAAGGTCAAGCCCTCCATAACAGACACGCCCTTCAAGCGACTTTTCATCCACGGGAAACTCGCAGGCATCCCACTTATCCATCGGCATCCAGCGCACGGCTTGTTTCACCCATTGGTTCAGCCGGAGCTGCCGGAAGCTGTTCTCTTCGGCGGGGTTCTGCCTTGCCGATTCAAACGCTGCCTTGACTTTATCCATGCCCACAGTGATGCCAAGCGAGGGATTCGCCTTTTTCCACACCTTGGGGTCTGTCCAGTCGTCCTCCTGCGCCGCGCCGTAAATGACGGGATAGAAGGTGGGATCGTGTTTTCTTCCGTCAATAATATCCAGCGCCTTCTGATGGACCTCCCAGCAGATGCTATTCTGGTTATCCCCGGCGGTGGTGATTAAAAAATACAGCGGTTTTAAGGCTGTTCTCGCTGTAGAAATTGTGTGATTTACAGCGTTATTCCTCGCCTGTGAGTATGAAGCGGACGTATTTATCCTTATGCTCCTCAAGAAAAAGCACCAGCTCGAAGAAGTCCATATTGTAAGCGATGCGCTGTACGGCGCGGGTATCGAACATATTGGTAAGCCCGGTTTCACGGATAGTGAATATTTGTTTTTTGACCTTACCGTCCATCGCGTGTATCCTCCAGTTTCTTGCATAAATCCTCGCCATAAACCACTTGAAGCGAACTGCCGTT